ATTATCAGATTTTGTTCTGTCGCATGGCTCACAAGATGCTGCTGCATCAAAACCGTTTTGAAATTGTTTATTGGTAAAGTATTTATGCATGATTAACCATTCCAATATTCATTAAATGACATGGGTTGAACGTAAGAATTCCAAAATTCACGATTTGGAAAAACTGCGTAAATATCCATCCAATTTGTTGTTTGACCAATTTCAAGAACTTTGCCATCAGCAAGCTGAAAGCATTTGCTTCGGTTGTCAAAAACACGATGGCCTTGGATTGGTTCTGCGCCAATCATGTTGGGGCGAGAAAGTGGCCGTTCTGGTTGCACCACATCAGGGTTTTTGATTTGCCAATCGGCTAAATATGATTTGTAAGCGTCACTCATTTGTTTTCCTAAAAAGACCCCGAGAAGTTCAGGGCATGGACGAATTATCGTTGAAATACAGTCAAAGTCAACAACTTGTTTAAAATAAATTCACAAAATGTTGACTTTTAGCAATTTGTCGCTAAGATACAACAATGATTACAGAACAACAACTTCAATCTGACAAAGATTTAATTGCCAAGCATGGCGGTGCTTCTGTACTAGCCAAAAAACTAGGTTTTGCCTCCAAACAAAGGGTTCATAACTGGATGACTAGAGGCATACCGCCATCAATTAAATTGGCCTATCCCAAATTGTTTTTAAAAGGCGTTGTAAAAAAATGACACCTATTTGCCGTTTATGCAAACAAGAAATAATTGGTCGTTATCACAGCGCAAAACATTGTTGGTCATGCACAGATTCGCATGGCATTGTCAATGGCGCTAGAAAAGCTATTGCAGCGGTACAAAAAGCAATTAAAAAAGGTTTGTTGCCATCTGTAAAAACACTTATTTGTGTTGATTGTGAAAAACAAGGCGAAGTTTATGACCACAGGGATTACAACAAGCCTTTGGACGTTGTTCCTGTCTGCCGTAGTTGTAACTATTACAGGGGTGCAGCTATCCCTGTAAAAAAAGAACTTGCGGTTTAGACTGATTTAAGATTAAGATTGTTTGAAACGCGGCTAGGAACGGATTGATCCCCGTCCCGAAAAGGGTACTCCCCCCCTGCCGTTTGTTTCTTTCAGGGAGTTTGCGGAGAAAAATTTATGGAAAACGTGTCTTTATATGGCGTTGATTTGTTTGGTCAAATCATTAAGCCACAAGCCTCGGGTGTAGTAGCGCAACGCTTTACGCTTCCCCCTTTTACAATTCTTGATGCCCGTCAGGGTGAATGGCAAGAGCGCAAAAGGGCTTGGAAGTCTTTAGGCATTGAGAGTGAAATTGGCAGAAACAAGTCTTTACTTTATGCCGACAATAAAGCGGGTTCTTACGATTTTTACAGGAAAAAAGAAGGTATTAGAGAAGAAAACACAGAATTAAACACAAGCATTTTTGACCCCGTGCTTTGTGAGTTAGCTGTTAAATGGTTTTGCCCTAATCAGGGGCAAGTAGTTGATCCATTTGCAGGGGGCAGCGTTAGGGGGATCGTTGCCGCTGCACTCAATAGAAATTATTGGGGTTGTGATTTGCGTCAGGAACAAATTGATGCAAACCGTACACAAATTGACCAAATTGAATTGCCTTTAAAGCCTGTTTGGGTTTGCGGTGATAGCATGGAAATGCTTTCCCAAGCGCCTGATGCCGATATGGTATTTTCATGCCCTCCATACGGTGATTTAGAGGTTTACAGCGATGACCCTCAAGACCTTTCAAACATGGAATGGCACACCTTTTTGGCTGCTTATAAACGCATTATTTTGCGTTCAGTTCAAAAGATGAAAAACGACACGTTTGCTTGCTTTGTTGTTGGTGATTTCAGAGACAAAAAAGGGTTCTACAGAAACTTTGTTAGCGAAACAATTGATGGTTTTGAATTAGCAGGGGCGCAGCTTTACAACGAAGCTATTTTGGCAACAAGCGTTGGTTCAGCATCTATGCGTGTAACTAAGCAATTTGAATCAGGTAGAAAGATGGCAAAAACACATCAAAATGTGTTGGTGTTTTGCAAGGGTGATTGGCGTACTGCGGTGGCAAAAATTAACAAATCTGAAGAAACTCAGGGTTAAGCCATGCACTACTACCAATTCAATATTTCCGATTATCGGTCGGCTACGGTTCATCTATCAAATGATGAAGATTTGGCATATCGGCGTTTGCTTGATATGTATTACGATTCGGAAAACAAAATACCGTTGGATACCCAATGGGTTGCGCGTAGGTTGCGATTGGATACCATCACGGTTGAAAACGTCTTAAATGATATGTTTGTTAAGCACGAAGATGGTTGGTTCAATGCTCGATGCCAAGATGTTATTCAACAATATCATGCGATGGCTGAAAAAAATAGGGCTAATGGTCGGCTTGGCGGTAGGAAAAAGAACCCAACCGCTAACCCATTGGGTAGCGACTCGCAACCCATCGTTAAGGCAACTATAAACCAAGAACTAGAAACTATAAACAAAGATAAGAAGAACAAGCGCGGCTCACGCCTTGCTTTAGATTTTAGTTTTACAAAAGAATGGGAACAATTTTGCCAACAAACAAGACCAGAACTTAATCCTGTCAAAACCTTTGACCAATTTAAAGATTATTGGATAGCCCAAGCGGGTCAAAAGGGCGTGAAATTAGATTGGTTTGCTACATGGCGCAATTGGGTACGAAGCACTCACGCGCCAAAACAAAACCCTTATGACATTGGTAGGCTCACAATTCCATCAAAGAATGAGCTTGACCCTGCATTAGAAAAGATTAAAGCCGATAACTTAAAAGCCGTACCTATTCCGCTTGAAGTATTGGCAAAGATGGCATTGTTAAGGAAAAAGGCATGACACACCATGAAGCTACGGCAATCCTTAACCGAGCCAAAGAAGGCCAACAATTTAGCCACTTTGTCATCACAAGAGCGCTTGAACTTACGGGAGATTATGAAGAACAACGAGGCAACCGAATGGGTGAGGCGTTACCGCAAGAAAGCGCTAGAGGAAGGACGGGGGGAAGCCCAATATTGGTGGCAACAAACCCTAGCGGACATTGCCAAGAAACGTGGGCAAGCCGCCGCCGATGACCTACGCCATCGCATGAATGAACAAAAGGATAAGAAATGATTTCCATTATGTTTACGGTTTACGGGCATCCCGTAGCCAAAGGAAGGCCAAGGTTTTCCACAAGGGGAAAGTTCCCCGTTGCTTACACTCCCGAAAAGACAAAAACCTATGAATTTGAAGTTGGGATGATGGCATTGGCGGCAATGGGCGGCTCAAAGCCATTAGAAGGGGCGTTAGAGGCGTTTATTTACGTTACCTTTGCCGTTCCCGAGTCTTACTCAAAAAAACGCTTAGAAGCCTGTTTAAGCGGTTCTGAGAAACACACAAAAAAGCCTGATTTGGATAACGTGGTCAAGTGTGTGATTGATGGCATGGACAAAATTGTCTTTTTATCGGATTCGCAAATCACATCAATTCACGCCACAAAGGTTTATGGGGAAGTGGCAAAGGTTGAGGTTATGGTGAAACAAGCATGAGCAATAAACTTGTTTACGTCATTTTGGTTGTTTTACTTATTGTTCATTGGGGCTTGGTTACATATTACATTGGGTTTAAACCATGATTTTTACTTTACACAATAGCCAACAAGCTCACACGGTGCTGAAAGACTTGTGGCCTAAGATTAAAGAAACCTTGCAAGCGGGCAAGCAGCTACGCCTTGAGGTCAAAAAAGCCAACCGAAGCAATGAGCAAAACGATATGTTTCACGCCTTGATTGACAAAATAACCAAAGAAATGAAGGTTGCGGGGTCGGATTGGGATGCGGAATGTTGGAAAAGGCTATTGATCGATGCTTGGGCAAACGACACGGGGCGCAAGATTGGGCGTGTTGTGCCGAGCCTGGACGGGCAAAGAGTGGTTCAATTAGGGGTTCAAAGCCACAAATTCACCAAAGAAGAAGGTTCGGAGTTCATTGAATGGCTATTGTGTTGGATGGCCGAAAAGGGGATTGAGGCATGAGTTACATAATCGCATCGTTGCCGCCCATGAAATGCTTTGTCAAGCGTGAGTTTCTATACAACGATCACAAAGGGCATGGTGAGCTAGAACCCGCGATTTGGGTAAGCCTCAAAGCCTTGCGCGGTCAAGTTTTCCGCATCGAATCTTTGTTGCCCGCTTATGGCGCTTTGTATGACAAGCTACCAATCCATGCCTATGTTTGGCATACCGAGGCGGGTAATTTGCCCATTGATACCTTGCAATTATGGGATTGCATGGGGTACAAATTCACGATCCTTGAAAAAATTGGTTTGCGTAACTTGGGCGTTAAGTTCTACGGTAAAGACAAGGAATGGCATTTTGGTCGGTATTTGTTTACGGTTGACTTTTGCGCGGATGGGATGGACTTGGACACGGGCTTTACCGAACAAGCCGAGGAACACAAGAGTTTCAACTTCATTGCGTTAGAAAACGGACAATTTGCTTGTCAACCCAATAACCGATGCTTGTGGTACGACCAAAGCCTTATACCTACCGAAACAAAATTCCCCGATTTCCAAGCCGCACAACGTCTATGGACGGTTGATGGCACGCGCAAATGGAGCGCGGGTGACGATTGGTTTTATGACATAAAGGAAAAAACCGCATGATGAACGACAAACCGCCAACCAAAGCGCAATTTTTAGAAATGGCTGAACTGTGTTTTAAACAAACTTTTAGACGGGCCGAGTTATTTGGATGGGATTATTTGTTCATGTGGGCAATGTATGACCATTGGATTGAGCAATATTGGAATGAACCATGATGTGCCCCGTATGTAAGAACCGCCACAATAAAGTGTTAGACACTAGGGCAAACCCCGAATTTATCCTTAGAAGGCGAATTTGCGCTAACGGGCACAAATACTTAACCAAAGAATACACAATAACCGATGACACAATATTTGAAGCATCAATACGTGAGGAGCCAAAAACTCCTAAAGTTAGTGACAAATTTAGCTTGTCAAAGTTGTGGCATAGATAACGGGGTTCAAGCGGCGCACACCAATTGGGGCGGTGGCAAGGGACGGGGCATCAAGGCCGATGACAATTTGGTGGCTGCTTTGTGCCTTAAATGCCACTATGAGATTGACCAAGGGGCGCATCTATCCAAGGATGAGCGCAAGGATATGTGGCAAAAAGCCCATGAAAGAACCGTAAATGAGTTGGTTCATAACAACCTATGGCCTAAAGATGTCCCAATTCCGATATACTAAAATCGCTGTTGCCTTGTGGTGAGAGTGTACTAAAATGCAATCTCACCACTTTTTTTAGGAAAAAGCATGGAAAAATACTCAGGATTTGTGTCGAACTTTGTTCTTGCACTATTGCATTGCGGCACAAACGCCCATTTGATGCATTGGACAACCAATAGCTTTAGCAAGCACATGGCACTTGGCACGTTCTATGACTTAATCGTTGAACAAACCGATGCCTATGCCGAGGCTTATATGGGCAAATACGGGCAACTAAAGAAGTTCCCCAATGAATATCACCCCCCAAACAATGACCCCGTTAAATACTTTGAAGTTCTATCCAAGTTCGTAATGGACATAAGGAAAGAACTACCCCAAGACTCGGAACTAAATCAACTTGTGGATAACATTCAAGAGAACATCGATTCAACCTTATATAAGCTAAAGTATTTGGATTAGTTAGACACGGCCACACACCCGACAAGGTGCAAGCAATGATTGAAAACAACAAAGTTAAACAAAGCCGCAAGGGTAAGACCAATAACCCCAATGGTAGACCATCAGGAACGCCTAACAAGGTCACGCAAGAGGCAAGACAAGCCATAGCCTCATTTGTCGATGGAAACGCTCACAGGCTCGCAGAATGGCTCGATGCCGTTGCCGAGGGTGATGCCGAAAAAGACATAAAGCCAAACCCCGCCAAGGCGTTTGAGTTATTCCAAAGCGTTGTTGAGTACCATGTGCCCAAATTGGCACGCTCGGAAGTCACGGGTGCGGACGGTGGCCCTCAAGAAATGGTCATCAAATGGCAAGCGGAATCATAGAAATCCCGTATAGCCCTAGAAAGCAATTTAGGGAGTTTCACGCTAGAACCGAGCGATGGGCTTGTTTGGTTGCTCACCGAAGGGCGGGAAAGACCGTAGCGGCCATCAACGACATCATTAGGGCGGCAATCACTTGCAAAAGCCCCATGCCCTTGTTTGGGTATGTTGCCCCGTACCGAAGCCAGGCCAAGAGCGTAGCATGGGATTACCTTAAATACTTTTCCCGTCCTATTGCTAAGTCAACTAATGAGGCCGACTTAATCATTGAATTGTTAAACGGTGCAAAGATTAGGCTATTTGGTGCGGACAATGCCGATGCCATGCGTGGATTGGGATTTGATGGCCTCTACCTTGATGAATATGGCGATTTCAAGCCTAGCGTGTGGGGTAACGTGGTGAGACCCGCTTTATCCGACAAACAAGGGTGGTGCGTCTTTGGGGGCACGCCCAAGGGAAAAAATCAATTTTGGAACATCTACGAGACAAGCCGAAAACTACCAAACGAGTGGTTTAGCTTGTCACTCCCCGCGAGTAAATCCAAGCTATTGCCCGAATCCGAGTTGCAAGCTGCACAAGCACAATTAGCGGAAGATCAATATCTGCAAGAATATGAGTGTAGCTTTGAGGCGGCCATCATCGGTGCGATATGGGGAACGGAAATGCGCAAGGTGAGCGAAGATGGGCGCATCACCAAGGTTGAGAACCAAATTGAGGTCAAGACTCACACGGCTTGGGACTTGGGTCATACCGATGACACCGCAATTTGGTGGTATCAAGTTATTGGGGGCGAGATACATATTGTTGATTTTTTTGCCCTTTCTGGTGGAACTATTGAAGAATTTGTATCAAAAATCAAAGAAAAACCATACAATTACGGAAAACACTACTTACCGCATGATGCAAGGGCAAGAACTTTGGCAAGCGGTGGGAAGTCGGTGATTGAGCAAATGGCAACGCACTTGGGCATTAACAACTTGGCGATTGTGCCTAGTTTGACCGTTCAAGATGGTATTCAATCCGTGAGGATGGCATTGCCAAGATGTTGGTTTGATGCCGATAAATGCGCGGATGGCATTGAGGCGTTAAGGCAGTATCAGCGTGAGTATGACGAGGATAAGAAGGCTTTTAGGCAAACGCCCAAGCACGATTGGACAAGTCACCCCGCTGATGCCATGAGGATGTTAGCAATTAGTTGGCGGGAA